TATGGGTGTTTCAGACTGTTGGGAAAGAGATTCACTGTATCGACTACTACGAAAACTCAGACGAGCCTCTAACGCACTATGTCAATTGGCTTAAAAATAAACCATATATCTTCGAAAAGCACTTCATGCCGCACGATGCCGCCTCGCGTTCATTACAAAGTGGAAAAAGTCTCGTCGATATCGCTAGAGGTATGGGTCTTAAAATTGACATTATCCCCAGAGACACAAATGAGATGTTCGGCATCGAATGTTTACGCAACATGCTCCCTAGATTCTGGTTTGATCAATCAAAATGCGAAAAGGGTATTAAAGCCCTCGAAGCGTTTCGAAAAGAATGGAACGAGAAAATTGGATGCTACAGAGATAAGAGCTATCACGACTGGGCATCACATGGAAGCAAAGCCCTCATATATTGTGCAGAAGCGGTTCAAAAGCTTGGCACTGGGGCCGGTCTGTCAGGAGAAGAATGGGCTAGATTAAGAAAGGAATGGTTGTAAATGGGTAGTTACGTAAGCTCTGGAAATCATACCGAGAAAGTCTTCCAATTCAACCAATTTTTCTATGATGCTTTTCGAACATGGGGCGTGTACTACGCGCAAGCCTATCGCGACTTGCGAGCATATGCCGGCGATAACTGGTCAAACCTTGAGAAGACAAAGCTAGAACGCCAAAACAGGATGATCCTTGAACTTAACAAGATCAGACGTGTCGTCAATCTGTACAGTGGTTATGAAAGAGAAAATAGAACTGCTACCGCATGCCAAGCTATCGAAAGCGCTAATGATGAAACAGCAGATCAGTTTAGCGATCTCCTCTACTACGTCTACGACAAAGCCAATGCGGATTACGTCATCTCAGAAGCCTTTGAGCATTCTTTAAAGACTGGTTTATCGATTCTAGGAATTTATATGGACTATTCACAGGATAAGGTGAATGGCAATATAAAAATGTACTGGAAACCGTTTAATGCACTGATGCTTGACCCATACTTTACTAAGAGGGACTTAAGTGACTGCGACCAAGCTTCTACTCGTGATCTTCTTTCAAAAGAGCAAATTAAAGCACTTCTTCCGTGGATTGACCCCGCAGCTATTGATAATCTTCCCACAGGTATCCGCGACAACAAATACCAATACCTCGGTATCTATCGTCAGTATAACTCAACTTATATCGCCAAAAATCTTTGTACATACGATCAATACTGGAAAAGAATAAATAAGCCGCAACGGTATCTCGTCGATATGGAAACAGGTGTCTCCGAAGAATGGAATGGTGATGACCAAGAGCTGAGAGAGCTTAAAAAGCAATTAAAGGAGCTTCCAAGGCTTCAATTGATCAATACACATAAACGTACGGTCGAACTTAATATCATCGTCTCAGGGCAGCTAATGTACACTGGGCCTGATCCTACTGGCTTAGATACATTTCCTTTCATGCCGATTCTAATGTATCACGAACCGCTGATCGATACCTTCGAGCTAAAGATACAGGGCATCGTCCGCTCTGTCCGAGATGCGCAACGACAGTACAATCGTCGTCATTCCCAGATCATTGATTTAATGGAATCAATCATTAACTCCGGATGGATCTCTAAAAACGGTGCTGTTCTTGATCCGAATATGCTTCTACAGGCCGGGCAAGGAAAACAAATCGTTATCAACGAGGGTTATGATGTTAATACCGATATTAGAGAAATTTCTGCTCCAAATATTCCCGCTGGATATCTTCAATACCAAGATATCATGGATAAAAACATCATGGAAATCCCGGGTGCTTCTGATGAGCTCCTTGGTCTTTCTAGCGTTGGCGATAGTCAAGTGTCAGGGAAATTGGCAGAAGTCAGAGCCTCAAATGGTCTCAAAGGCAACAGAGGTATTTTCGACAACCTCGAACAAACAAAAAAGAACTTTGGTAAACTTGTAATTGAATGTATCCAAAAGAACTATCAAGCCGGTAAAGTCGCTAGAATCATTGGTAGACAACCGACCGAAGAGTTCTTCTCTGGTCAATTTGAAGAGTATGATTGTGTTATAAAACAAGCGATCAAAACTTCTACTCAAAGAGAGGCTTACTACTATCAATTGCTTCAACTTGTCTCTCTCGGTGCTCCGATTCCTTGGGATCAAATCTTGGCTAATGCTCCAATTCAAGGCTCAACAAAACTTCACGAAATGATGGTTTCTCAAGCAGAACAAGCTCAAGAGGCAGCAAAAGTCGAACAGGCTGCTGCACAAATGCAAATGGCCCTCGATGCGGCTGCCGTCAATCAATCAAATGCTCTTGCAGAAGAAAGACGCGCTCGCGTACTTGCAGATATCGGTCTTGCAAAAGAACGCGAGTCTGAGGTTATTCAAAACCACGCAAAAGCATTCCTCGATAACGCGAAGACTATTGGCGAAATTCAAGACCTTCCTAGAAAGAGGCTTATCGAGGTTCTCCAACTTGCTGCCGACTTACGGCAGAAAGAAAAGCAAGAGGCAGAGGCCGAACTTGCTAAGGATATGAAACGAGCGGAAGCTCTTAAAAAATAGGTAACAAAATGGCTAAAGGTACTTCTACTAGCTTTAAAATGATGCCTCGTATGGAAACATACGGCGGTCAAGAAAATGCAGGATATGAGCCACCAGAGGGTTCTGCCGGTGCAAAAGCTTTTGGTGAATACTCCACAAAAAGCAACCCACTTCGCACTCCAACGAAAGGATCGCAGATTGGTCCGGGTTATGGCAATAGCGACCGCATGAAAATCATGGGTCAAAAAGATGTGCAAATGAAGCGTGAATCTCTACGGGGACAACCATGCTAATCACTCCCAATAATCCTTTAGATGCACATATGAAAGCTCGCGAAGGGATGACTTCTCATTTCAACCACGAAATGGAAAAGATTCTCAATCGTAACTCTCATAAAGACAAATACTGGATTCTTGGGAAAGCAGTTATTGAAAAGAAACACGGCAAAGATGTCGTCAGGCCTTTTTTACAAGCTTGCGATGAAAAGCCGGGAATTATTAAACAGAGCTTCGTCTATGAAGTGGATAATAGACGTGGTGTCAAAACGTTGCTTTGGGTCATGCACCCGGGAGATACGTTAAGCTTTCCCACTCTTGGGAAGTCCATACGCGTAACCGGCGGTAAAACGGGTTCAACAATCTTGCTACCGAAGTAATGGTAGGAATTAGGGAGTAATATGACTACAGAAGAACTGAAAGACGTACCAGAGGCTGTCTCCGAGCCAGTGGATGTCGTGTCCGAGGATAATCATCAAGAGGAACCAAAGATGGTCCCTCTCGCTGCTTTACAGGCTGAAAGACGTAAGCGTCAAGAGTTGGAAACACGCACGAAAGTGTATGAAGAACTCATGGCGAAGAAACAAGAAGCCGTTGAAGAAAAAGAAGAAGAGGACCCCGAAGCCCTTGTGACAAAAGGTCACTTCCGCGAGGAAAAGGCTATGACTAAAAGGGAAATCCTCGAGCAGGTCTACCAAGATATGAATCCTCAGGCTGTTCAAAAGATCAACACGTATTTAAAACCGATCTTAGATAAGAAACCATGGCTTGCTGCTTCTTTAGATTCTGCTGTAAATCGTTTATCCCGCGCCAACGAAATCGTTGATGACTATATGCATCTCGTTGCGGAGAAGCCTGCTGCTGTTAAAGCGGCTGTTAGTGATGCTCAAAGGATGGTCGCTAATTCCCAAAAGCCCGGTAATCCGTCAATTGTCGGAAAATCCGCTCAGCCTTCGGGAACCGAATATCTAAAAAGCATTCAGGGAAAAAAAGAGTTCAGGGAGTATCGGCAGAAGATTCTGGCAGGTGAAATCTAAAAAATTTTACCTCTCTTATCAAGTGATTATTTGATTAGGAGATAAAACATGGCCTCAGGAACAACAACGACTGTACAAGTTGACCCAGAAGTTAACTTGTTTTTCGACAACATCCTCCTCGACCGTCATCAACCATATTATGTTTATGGTTATTTCGCTCAGGAAAGACGTATCCCTCAGAAGAATAGTAAGAACGCTATCTTCCGTAGATTCGAT